CCGTATGGCAATATGAGTTTGATTCAAAGAAACTTGGACACTTGACACCTAAACCAATTGAATTACTCAAGAATGTCATTCATCATTGTACTGAGGAGGGCGATGTAGTCCTTGATTGCTTTGGTGGTAGTGGTAGTACAGCAGTAGCTTGTATTGAGACAAACCGTAATTACATATTGATAGAAAGAGAACAAAAGTATATTGATATATCAAAAGAAAGAATAAGTAATTCAGTTCCGAAACTGTCACAAGACATTGATACACCACTCACAAGAGTGCTATAATATAGACATCTAAAGAATACTAATGCAACTAAGACCACATCAAGAGCAAGCAATCAAATCAATGACAGACCACGACAAAGGACAAGTAATTGTTCCTACTGGTGGTGGTAAGACCATCTGTATGATTATGGATGCTGTCAAGCAGTTGGAAGATTATGGCACAGTTGTAGTCGTTGCACCACGCATACTACTTGCAGAGCAACTATGCAAAGAGTTTATGGAAATTATTGATAAGAAATACAATGATGTAGATGTGATGCACGTTCATAGTGGTAAAATCAAAGGTATGTTTAGCACCACTAATCCACTTGAGATACAGGGATTTGTTGAGCAGAACTTAGTAAATTTCTTCAGTAGAACTATTATATTTACAACATATCATTCATTACATAAAATTCAAGAAAGTGGTATTATTGTTGATACTATCTACTTTGATGAAGCACACAATTCAGTACAGAAAAACTTTTTCCCTGCTACTGATTACTTCTCACAGTATGCAGGTAGATGCTACTTCTTTACTGCTACACCAAAGCATAGTCGTTCTCCTGTTAAGGCAGGTATGAACTGGACAGAGGTGTATGGTGGTGTAATATGTCAAGTACCTGCACCAAAGTTAGTTAAGCAGGGTTACATACTACCACCTAAAGTCAAGGTGTATCGTTCAAGAATACTCAAGAAAGATGAGTTGGTTGCAGACAGAGACAATGAGCAAATGATTGGTGCGATTGACAATCTTGATAAGGACAAAGTATTAATATGTGCCAAGTCAACCAGACAGATTGTTGCACTTGTTTCTCAGACAGATTTTGTACAGCAACTTGCGATTCGTGGTTACTCTTATATGTTTATCACAGCAAAGACAGGTGCGATGATTGATGGAGAGAAGGTCGATAGAGAGACTTTCTTCAATACACTTAATGAGTGGGGTAGGACAGACAAAAAGTTTGTTGTATTGCATCACAGCATACTCTCAGAGGGTATCAATGTCAATGGTCTTGAAGCAGTATTGTTTATGCGTTCGATGGACTACATAGGTATTAGTCAGACAATCGGTAGGGTCATTCGTAAAGGCGATGCAGACAAAGTATTTGGTCTTGTATGCGTACCAGTTTACTCTAATGTTGGTATTACTACCGCAAGAAAGGTTGAAGCAGTAGTTGATACTATCTTCAACAAAGGACAGGCTGCTACAACAGTTATTACACGATGATTAACATTCCATTCTCATCTGAATTTTATACAGTTTTCCCTGCACCTAATTCAAATGAATTAATATCTAAGATTGATGATGTATGTAATACTCAACAAGTAGATAATGATTTCTTTGAGTGGGGAAGATATTGTAAAGTTGATAGGATACCACTTATATGGCAAAACTTTTTGATTTGTTCAAACCAAGTTTAGAATTATTATCTAAAAAATTAAATAAAAGTTTTGATTATACAATGTATGACCCTTGGCTAAATTTATATAAGAGAGGTTATTATCAAGAGATTCACGACCACGCAGGTCTTGATATATCAAGTGTATTCTTTGCAAATGATGGAATTGATTTTGGAAAATTCTTTTTTGTTGATAGACATTCCTGTAATTTTTCAGAGGAGTATGAGGATTTAATATCTTATACAAATCATCATCAACCAACTGTAAAGAAGGGAGATATTATTTTCTTTTCAAGTCATCTTTTACATGGTGTTAGTTCTCACGAAAATGATGAGATTAGAAAAACATTATCAGTTAATTTTAAATTAAACAAAGTACAATGAGTAAGATAGTATTAGTTACAGGTGGATTTGACCCGATACATAGCGGTCATATTTCATACTTCAAAAATGCAAAAGAATTGTACCCACATACCCCATTATGTGTTGGTCTTAATTCTGATGAGTGGTTAATTCGTAAGAAAGGAAAGTATTTCTTACCAATGGCAGAAAGAAGAGCAATCGTCAAGGAACTTAAACCAGTTGATTTGACGATTACTTATGATGATACCGACAACTCATCTAATATGGCAATCTTTAAGTGTTTACAAATGTATGATAAAGTGATATTCTGTAACGGAGGAGACCGAGTAAACACTAATGTACCAGAGTATCTTAAGTTTAAACAGAATGATAAAGTTATCTTTGAGTGGGGAGTTGGTGGCGATAACAAAATGAATAGTAGTAGTTGGATTTTAAATGAATTTTTAAGGAAATGAAAACCGATCTTTTTTTATCAGAGGGAGTAAAGCAAACGAACCAAGCGTGATCTAAGCCACCTTCACCATCTTCAGCAGTTCCAGTTTTGCCTGAAACTGGAGGTAAATTTGAAACTCCATAATTAATTGATACTCCTGTGCCAGACTCTACTACTTTCTTGAGCCCACTTCTTATTAACTGAATATTATTTGAATCAATATCCACTTTAATAAGTTTATTATCTGAAAGACTTTCTTCATCTTTTTTAACTAGATAAGGAGTAACTAGATAACCTCCATTTGCAATCGCAGCATATGCTCTAGCTATTTGAATAGGAGTGACTTGTACAACAAATTGTCCAATAGACATGCTCGCAATATCTTCTGGAACCCAAGGAGTTCTCCCTGGTTCGCCCCATCCTCTACCTTCTTTAGCCCATTCACTACTAGCTACTAATCCTATATTTTCTTGTTCAGAAATTTCAATCCCTGATAAAGAATTAAAACCAAGCTTTCTTGAAACCTCATAAATTTCATCAACCCCTACACCATATCCAATTTGATAAAAGAAAGTATTACTCGAAACTCTTAATGCATCTTCATAACCTATTACTCCAAAGCCTAAATCATTATGTTCTCTAAAACATTGACTGCCATAAGTGATACACGGTTTTGTTTCGAGCATAGTATCAATAGGAAATTTTCCACTTTCTAAGCCAGCCAAAGCAGTTACAATTTTCCAAACACTGCCTGGGTCATAAGCATTTAAAGCTCTATTAAATAATGGTTTATTAGACGAATTAAATAATTCGTCATATTCTTTTTGAGGCTTAAAATCTTTTGAAAAAAAATTCAAATCAAAAGTTGGTTTACTAGCCATTGCTCTTATTGCACCATCTCTCGGATCCATAACTATTATGGCTCCTCCATTTTTATCTTTAAGCACTTCCTCAGCAATTAATTGTAAATTCAAATCAATTGTCAATTCAACATCTTTTCCTTGTTTTGATGGTTTAACTCCTAAAGATTTTACAAATGTGCCCAAAGAGTTTACTTCAATCATTTCTCCTCCCCATTCCCCTCTTACATGATCTTCAAAAACAAACTCAATTCCAGTTCTTCCTATTAAATCATTCAATTTATAACCCTTTTTAGACAAAATATTAAATTCTGAATCTGTAATGGGTTGCGTATAGCCAATCACATGAGAAGCAACATTTTTATAAGGATAATTTCTAATCATTTTTGATGAAATTTCTAAACCATTTAGGATATTTTCATTTTCTTTATCAGAAAGTGGTGTTGCAGATGCAACTCCGTCTGGAAGAATAAACTTTGGAGTGCCAAGATCGATAGTTGTGACAGATGTAAACTGAGTCGCAGATATTTTTGTCTTTACAAAGTATGATCCTAAATTCTGATTATTTGCGTCAAGGACTTTAAACTTCTGTCCACTTATTAAACCATGACCAAGAACTGTAGTAAACGTGGTTGTATCTACAGAGAATGATTCACTTGCTATTTCAGCAGATGGCCCAACATTTATCGCATATTGACCAATCTCTGGTCTTGATGATGTCGCTGTAAGAGCAACAGAAACTGTCGTTTTGCTAGGTATTGATGCGATACGATATAATGCATCAGTGGCAGTACCAATACCAGTAAGTTGAATCGAATCACCTATGTTAGTTGAGATACCAGATAGACCATGAGCATTTGAGATACTGATAACTGGAGTTGTTGCACCAGATGGATTAGATGCAATAAATGTTTTATCAATGTCAAGATTCTCACTCACATATGCCGAACCACCCTCTGTGATAGTAACAACACCAACTTGTCCACTTGATATGACTACAGATGCTCTTGCACCTCTCCAATTTGTAGTTCCAGCATCAAATAA